GTCGGAAAATCACAGAGAGTTTGTTTGTTTTCTTTCGCGCCCGATTTCCGGGCGCTCTTCGAACGTATGTTGCTGCCTACGAAGGGATTTGCGTTAAGCAAGTGTCACCAGATCTGGGGCCGAAATCTGTCGCGCCGCTTGCTTATTCGATAACCACCTCCGTATACTCATTCCAACTTGAATGACCGGCTCCCGGTCCGGTCCGAGCGACACTCGGCAAATGCCGCGATTGAGCAACGGGACGCGCTGGGCAGCGGGGGCGCAGTCAATCAAGATCCCCTGAAGATGGTTCAAGCCGAAAGGCGCAGAACAACCGGAAGCGACGAAGTCCTGTCGCATTGGATGGGCCGTACCTGTTGAGGGGCGGGACGCAGCCGGGGCCGTCACGAAAGCGGCCGAAAGGTGTGGCACTTCTTGGAGTTCTGCGCGCCTGACAGAACGACGCAGGTTAACTTCTCCGAAAACACCCCCGCAACTACCCCCGCATTACGCAGCCCAGTCGTTACAGTCTGGGGATGGACGCTTCCCATCGCAACCGAATTGTCGAACGCAGACGGATGTCGGCGAGCGCGATCATTCCCAACCTTCACAACTGGCGCGATCACCCCGAAGAGCAACGCCGCGCGGCGCTTGCCGTCCTCGAAGAGTTGGGCCAGGCGGGTGAACTGCTCGCCTATTATTCGGCGCGGAACAATGGGGCTTTGACCCTGATCGACGGGCATCTTCGACACTCGCTCGGCGGCGAATGGGACGTGGCGATCACTGACTTCACGGACGAAGAGGCGGATAAGTTGTTGCTGATCTACGATCCTCTGGCCGCCATGGCGGAGGCAAACAAAGAGAAGCTCGAAGCGGCGATGAAGGATGTCGAAATGGCCAGCGCTGAATTGGAAAACCTCGTCGCAGACCTGGCCAAGGAGAACGGCATCGGCGCGAAGAAGAAAAAGGAAAAGGAAGTTGAGTTCAAGCAAGAGTTCGCGACACTGATCCGTCATGACAACGAATCGGAGCAACAAGAGGTTCTCGCCGAACTCGACCGCCATGGCTTGAACGTCAAGGCAATGGTTGTCGACCTTCCCGTCGCAGACCCGACGCCGGCCGAACTGCCGCCAATCAAGGAAGGCGAGATTGAAATCATCCGCGCGTCCTCGATCCGCCGTTCGCCGCGCGTGCTGCAGCTTGAAGGCATGTTCGATGTGCCGCCAACGCAGCGGGCCGAAGAGCGTTGGCGGATCAACGCGAAGCTGGACCGTCCGTGGCAGATCGGTCTGATTGTCGGCGCATCCGGCTCGGGCAAATCGACTCTCGCGCGGGAGATGTTCGGCCCTCAACTCGTCAGTGGTTGGAGTTGGCCGGAAGGGAAGGCCATCGTTGACGGGTTCCCCGATGGTATGTCGATCGCAGAAGTAACTGGCCTGCTGTCGAGCGTCGGCTTCTCTTCGCCGCCTGGCTGGATCAAGCCTTTTCACATTCTCTCGAATGGCGAACAGTTCCGCGTGAATCTCGCGCGAACGCTTGCCGAGATGCCCGCGCTCGCTGTCGTCGATGAGTTCACCAGTGTTGTCGATCGGACCGTCGCGCAGATTGGCAGCGCTGCCGTCGCCAAGGCGATTCGAGCCAGCGGCCGGCGCTTCGTCGCGGTCTCATGTCACTCGGATATCGAAGAGTGGTTGCAACCAGATTGGAAAATCGAAATGCCGGCCGGTGCGCTGGTATGGAGGTCGCTTCGGCGCCGCCCGCAAATTCACCTTCACATTGAGCGAACGCACTGGAAGGCGTGGGAAGCGTTCCGTCGTCATCACTATTTAGACCACAAGCTGAACCGCGCCAGTAAGTGCTTCGTTGCCAAAGTGAACGGCAGGGCGGCCGCATTCACCGCGGTCCTCAGCAACCCACATTTCGCCGGTTCGTTCTGGCGCGAGCATCGCACGGTTTGTCATCCGGACTTTCAGGGCGTCGGCATCGGCAACGTCATGAGCGAGTTCGTCGCGTCGCTCTTCGTCGCGACCGGTAAACCGTATCGCAGCACAACGAGCCATCCAGCGATGATCCGGCATCGGTTGCGTTCGCCGAAGTGGAACTGCGTGCGGACGCCTGGCATGGGACCCGCGAAGAATCCGGGAGTCATCAGCAAGAGCCGCGCTGTTTACCGATTGACCGCCAGCTTCGAGTACATCGGACCGGCGAACGAAGCCCAGGCGGAAACGCTGGGCGTGCTGGATTGTCGCGAAGAATAAAAGCCACTTTTTCGGAAAAAAGTTCTCCAACGCAAGTCGTTGCTGGCCAACGGACCGCCAAAACCCAGCAGAAAACGCCGGGAAATCCGGCCATTTTCATCCTTCACAACGAATAAACCCCGCCTTATGTTTGTGTGAGAAGTGAGCCAATCAACGTGATTGGTGAACGAAAACGAAATGGGCCGGCGGTGTTGGTAGCACCCCGGCCCGTGGAACACGCAACTTTGTGGGAGGGTGTCCGAATGTCAGTTTACGAAATCATCACGGATCGCATCGTCAAAGCATTGGAAAACGGAACGTGTCCGTGGCATCAGCCGTGGAACGGGAAAGAGTTCGCGCCGCGCAATCTGCTGTCGGGCAAGCCGTACCGCGGCATCAACGCATTTCTGCTCGCCATGTTTCAGAACGACAACCCGTATTGGTTGACGTTCAAGCAGGCGCTGCAACTCGGCGGCAACGTTCGCAAGGGCGAGAAGGGCATGCCGGTTGTCTTCTGGACGGAGTGGCAACCGAAGAACGACAAGCGCGAACCGGATGACCGCGACGCCATTCCGATCCTGCGCTATTACACCGTGTTCCATGCCGATCAGTGTGAAGGCATCGAAACGCCCGCGCTGCCGAACATCGCGCTTCACGAGTTCGCCAGGATCGAAGCATGTGAAGCCATCGTCAACGGGATGCCGTCGAGCCGCGCGAAGATCGAGCACAAGCAACCGCGCGCCTTCTACTCGCCAGCGAACGATACGGTCAACATGCCATCGGCCGAGCGATTCGAGTCGTCGGCGCTCTATTACAAAACGCTCTTTCACGAACTGGCCCATTCGACCGGGCATACGTCGCGCCTGAACCGCAAGGGCATCGCCGAGTTGAACGTGTTCGGCAGCGACGAGTACGGCCGTGAAGAACTAGTCGCAGAGATGACGGCCGCTTTCTTGTGTGGCCATGCCGGCATCAATCCATTTACGGAAGCAACATCGGCCTCGTACCTAGCCGGTTGGTTGAAGGCCATCAAGGGTGATTCGAAACTTGTCGTTATCGCTGCCGCGCAAGCGCAGAAAGCGGCCGACTGGATTCTTCAGACGCAATTCTCCAACGTCGAAGCCTGATCGATAACCGCGCCGGATGGAGGCAGCGGCCGTTCGATTCGGCCCGGCGTGGATGGTCCGTACCAACCCAATTGGAGAACGCCATGAATCTCGTCGAGAAGTATCGCCCTCGGAAGTTGTCGGATATCCTCGGGCAGGAGTGGATCGTTCATCAGCTTGAAGTGTTCGTCGAGCAACCGTGTCCGTGCGCGTTCTTATTCGAAGGATCAACGGGGACGGGCAAAACGTCTGCGGCTATGGTTCTCGCTGAAGCGCTCGGCGTCGCCGTCGAAGCGGAAGAAATCGGCGGCTTATGGTCGATCGCCAGCGGGGAGCAAACCGGGGAAACGGTCCGCCGTGCGGTCGATAATCTCCGGACTCGGCCTTGGCAAGGAAGCGGATGGAAAGTGCTGATCGTGAATGAAGCTGACTTCATGACCGTGAATGCCAGCGCAACGTGGCTCGACGTGTTAGAGAATCTGCCGCCTATGACCGTGGTCATCTTCACCACGAACAACGCCGAGAAAATGCCAGCGCGCCTGAAGGATCGATGCGAGAAGTTCAGTTTCCAATCGGGTGGATTGTTCATGCGACCTGCTGCTCAGGATCTGGTCAACAAGGTTTGGCTCAACGAAACGGGTCGAACCGATGCGCCGGATATTGACACGCTGGGCGCAGTTGCCGACGACAAGGGAGATATAAGCCTGAGGCGCGTGTTGCAATTGCTCTCGCCTTTCGTTCGCGCTGGGAGTCGGCCGACGCCGCGGGATCCGGCGCCAGTCGATCGAGCGACGCCGAATGTAGCGGCCGGGCCGACGGCATCGCTCCGCGAGATCCGGGAGCGGTTGAACTGCCCAGCGGAAAAGTTCGCGCTGCTCGCTCAGTGTGGGGTTTCAACTCTGTACGCTATCGAACGGGGCAAGAGGCAACCGGCTGGTGCGCTCGCGCGTCGGATAAAGGAAGCGATCGCCATCCTGGAAGGGCCGCTCAATTCACCCGCGCGGCCGGCCTAGTCGCGTCATTCGACGGCATCAGCTGGGGTCGCGTGATAACGCGTACCGAGCTGATGTCGCAGGAAGTGGCGACGCGGCCGATCAGGAGAAGGCAGCATGAAAGTCTTAACGATCAAGCAGCCGTGGGCAGCACTCATTGCCCGCGGTCTGAAGCCCATCGAGAACCGAACTTGGAGCACCAATTACCGCGGCCCGCTTGCAATTCACGTTTCGGCACGCATGTCGTTCAAGTCCTGGGAGTGGGATTTATTCTGCAAAGATCACTCACTTACTGACGTTACCGATTACGACGCACTGCTCGAGCAATGCGCTCGCATCATTTGCACGGTAGAACTGGTGGACTGCGTTCCGATCGCCCGCCTGCCAAAGGACCTGCAAGGCCACTGGACGGCTGAAGGGCCGGTATGCTGGATCATTCGGAACGCGGTGCCGTTTGAGGGAATGCCGGAAGCAAAAGGTAAGCTCGGCCTGTGGGAGTATAATCGGGAAAAGGAATAGTTCGGTTTATGTCGGCCGAACTGTCCGCCACGAAGCGTTCGAGTCATGATTGACACCAAAGAGAAACTCCGCCAGGCACGCAAAAAGCTGCGCGAGCAGGCAAAGAAGTTACGCGAAGCGGAAGAGGCCGCCGGGTTCAAACCAACTCGCTCGGGACGCACTCCTCAGAATTACGACGAACATCGGGCTGACGCCGCGGCTCGATCGCGCGCCAAGGCAAAGGCGGGCCAAGAGATCGGCCCATGTCCGCTGCCTAACATGGTCGCCACGATCGACGGCGTTTGGCGGCGTGAGGCCTGCAGCAAATCACTAATCCTGCATTGCAAGACTTATCACGCGCGGGTTTTCTACCTCCCCTGGTCGAATGATCTGATCGAAGCCGCCATGATCATGCAAGACGTGATCATCAATGGCGGTCTGTTTGCGCTGGCGATGACACGCGGCGGCGGCAAGACTGCCCTGTCGCGGGCAGCGGTCGAGTGGGGCATCCTCAATGGGTATCGTCGCTTCATCACGTTTCTGGGCGCGACGGATCCGCTGGCAACCAAGTCGATGCGAGCCGTCAAATCGAACATCGCCAAAAACGATCTGTTGTTGGAGGACTATCCCGAAGTCTGCTTTCCGATTCGTTGCCTGGAAAACAATACGGTCCGCGCTCGAATGCAGACGTGCGAGGGCCGGCCAACAAACATCAAGTGGGGCGACGATGAGATTTGGCTGCCCGACATTCAGGGTTCGCAATGCGCCGGCTCGATCATTTATAGCTGCGGAATTACTGGCGCCGTTCGCGGGCCGAACATAGTTACGGCAACTGGCGAGAGCATCCGGCCCGATTTCGTTATTGCCGATGACGTCCAGACGCGTGACAGCGCGAAGAGTCCTCAGCAAACGAATGACCGTGAATTGGTGATACAGGGCGACGTGCTTGAACTCGCGGGACCCGATACGGCCATTGCTTGCGTCATGCCATGCACGGTGATCTATCCCAACGATCTGTCCTCACGTTTCCTCGATCGAGATCGTTACCCGGATTGGCAAGGAAAACGGTACAAGGCGGTCTACAAGTTCCCCACGAATACCGCGTTGTGGGATGAATACGCGGCCATCCGTGCGGAGTCGATGCGATCCGGCGGCCGCGGGAAACAAGCAACTGATTTCTACATCGCGAACCGTGATGCGATGGACGCCGGGGCGGAAGTGGCGTGGCTTGGTCGAGTCAAGAAAGGCGATGCGTCAGCACTTCAGACCGCGATGAATGTGAAGATCAGCAAGCCGCGCACGTTCGCCTCAGAGTGGCAAAACGAACCGGAGGTTGCTGACGTGAACCTTCTCGACGCCAAGCAACTTACTGAAGAAGATCTAATCAAGAAACTTGACAACCGGCCGCGCGGGATTGTGCGAGCGGGCTGCCATATTGTCGCCGCCTTTATTGACATGCATGAAGAGATTCTGATGTACAAGGTCTCGGGATGGACGGCGCGTTTCGGGGGCGGATCAATTGACTATGGGTCTTTTCCCAAACAACCAACGCAAGTCTATTCTGTTGGTGATCCACCAGTGAAGTTGAGTCACTTGTTTCCAAAGATTGAACTAAAGGCGCGACTAATCGCAGCGCTAAACGAACTGGTGCCCCAACTCTTTTCGGTCGCGTGGAAGAAAGAAGACAGCGATTCGTCATTGCCGATTTCGTTGTGCCTGATCGATGCCGGCTTCAAGGCGGACGCGGTTCATGAGTTTATTCGTTTGTCGCCGTTCAAGGGCATGCTGATGGCGAGCATGGGCAAGGGCATCGGACCGCACAAGAAGCCAATGAGTGAGTATCACAAAGGGCCAGGCGATCGGATGGGATGGAACTGGCGAATTGACGCCAAGCCTGGGGGCTACGGGCAATACGTCTCGATTGATACAAACTCCTGGAAGACAGACGTTGCCAATGCGATTCTGGATCCAATTGGCTCGGCGTCTTCATTTCACTTCTTTGGTGAGAAGATCTACGAACATCCGCTGTTCTCAACCCACCTTCTCGCCGAGCATCGGACGCCGACTTGGGGTCAAGGACGGCGGGTTGAAGTGTGGACGATGAAACCAGGGGAAACCGAAAATCACTGGTTTGACGGGTTGGTCGGAACGGCCGTCGCTGCGTCGATTCTCGGAATACAATCATCGGCAGCTACGTCCGCCGGCATGAAGGAAGAGGACCTTCCGAAGCAACCTAAGATCGACGCCCGTGCTGAGTATCTGAAAAAGCGAGCGGCGTTTGAGGCGCGAAGGAATGGGATGAGATGAGGGAGTCATTCGACAAACTGCCGCGTGAAGAGCAGGATGCCATTTTGAACGAAATCAGGACCATGCTTAATTGGCGTGGATGGGACAGGCGCCCCGGCATGCGAATCAGTCATGCCAACCAAGGCGTAACGAACATCGAGAAGATTTTCGAGCGTAATGGAATTGAGTTCGAAGAGTTCACTTGAGAATGGCGGCGCTTTTGAGGCGCGTAGGGGGATGCGATGAACCGAATCGACGGCTTCGAGATTATCGTTTCAGAGCATCTCGCCGGCATGAAGAAAGCCGTTAAGCAGGGCAACAGGTTCATCGTATCGCCCGCAATGTGGCAACTGATGCAAGGCGCGTCGCAAGAGGAATTGGTTCACCTGTTGAGCAATTTGCATTTCGTTGAAATACCAGCGATGCGGTCAATATTCGAGATGTCACAGCAACTGTTCACGGAGATGCGATGAACGAGATGGAGCAACGTCATGCGATGCTTGAAGCAGCCGTCGATTGGTGCAACGAACATAGATGCGAAGCGGTTCCGTTTAACATCGTGGCAGCGCTTCATGCTCTCGGATTCCTGCGCTACTCTTTGCCATCAAATCACGCGAGCGCCGGAGCGCGAGATTGCCCCAATTGCGACGGAACTGGCACAGACGAACTTGTACCACTACCGCATGGGTTTCCGCCATACCCGCCCGGCTCGCGAGCGAACTATCCTTGCAACTTGTGCAAAGGGACTGGAAAAGTTCACTCTGAAATTAACAACGAAGCCGACTCCCCAGCCATCCGCGAGGCCAGTGAATGACCGAAGAAATCAAGAGCCAAGCCGGATGTCGGATCTACGGGAACATTGGTCTGTTTGATCACGATCTGACCAAATGCGTATGGATCGAACTGACTGAAACCGAAACGGCAGTCTACATTGAACCCAAGCGCATCCTTCTATCAGACCGACTCTCCAATCGAAATCGACTCCGACGCCTGATATAATCCCCTCGACAGTCCGCAGTCACGTTAGCTGCGGAATCACCGATCCCCATGATGGGCGTCGCATGTCTTACGAAGCCGAAGAATCCGGCCACATTCAGCGGGCCAAAAACTACTTCCGCTGTCCCATTTGCCATGAGCCTCAACTCGTTGAAAAAACAATGTGGCCAGCGCCGGGAGTCGCCGTCCGCTACAGATGCTGTCTCAACGGGCATGACGGTCTCCGGACTGAGGAACGAGCAAAACGAATACGTCCAGGGTAGATAACGGGATACGTCGTAGGAATCCGGTTCGCTCGAAGCATTTCATCAATTCACTTTTCCAGCCATGCCGTTACCGTTGCGGATATAGCCCGCAAAACGGTACGGATCGATGCCAACCCCGACCTCTGAAGAAATCGAAGCAGCCATCGCTGAAGACGCCGAGGCCGGAATTCAATCCGCCACTTCGGACGGTCAAAGCGCAACCGCGATGAGCGCCGATGATCGCATCACACTCGCGGACCGGAAGGCTGCTCAAGAGAACGTAACCGCCGGCAACGCCTGGGGCGCAATCGGCCGCGCTCGAGCCATGCCGAATTGGACCGAATAGAAGTGTCCCAAATCCTTGACCAATACGGGAAGCCCATCGCGCAGACAGCGGATGAACGGTTGCGCGCAGAGGTTCAGCGCTTGCGGGTGAAGAATCAGCAGATGCGGCAGAGCGTCGAAGCAGCCGGGACGGACGAATTCAATTCGCGACTTTTCCAGAACGCGGACAGCTTGGGACCCAACGCGGCATTCTCGGAAGGCGTTCGGCAGCGGACACGCGACCGGGCCAGGCATGAACATATCAACAACGGCAACGCGCGCGGCCTCGTTCGTACGCACGCTTACGATTTGATCGGAACTTGCCCGCGTTTGCAACAACTGACCATTCCCGGCGACGAATCAGGCGAGAAAGCGGAGAAGGTTGAACGCTCGTTTGCGAAGTGGCAGACGGCTATCCAGATGGGTTTCAAGGCCCGTCTTATGGAGCGCGCTGTCGGGCATAGCGGTGAGTCGTTCGCGATCCTGCAGGAAAACCCGAAGCTGAAAAACAAAGTCAAGCTCGACTGGCGAATCGTCGAAGCGGAGCAACTGACGACGCCCTGGAATCTGCCGACCAACACGAACATCGTTGACGGCATCGAGATCGACGCATTCGGCAACCGCCTCCGGTACTTCTTCCTGAAGTACCATCCCGGCGAATCACGCGGGCCGTCGATGAACGGCATCGGCGACTTTCTCGTCATCAACGCCGACAAGGTCTTGCACTGGTTCGAGTGTGACCGCGCCGGACAGCTTCGCGGCCTTCCGAAAACGACCAGCGGATTGAAGACGTTCGCGCAGGTTCGGCGTTGGGATGAAGCCGCTTTGACGGCCGCCGAGTTCGCCGCAATGATTGCTGGCATCCTCACCAGCAATCTGCCAGTCGGAAGCGATGCGCCTCAGGCCATCTCTAACTGGGAAATGTTTGAACTCCTCAAGGGGATGCTTCTCACTCTTCCACAAGGCTACGATTTCAAGCAGGCTGATGCGAAGCAACCGACTGCCAATCACGATGAGTTCAAACGCTCCCAGCAAAACGACGCAGGCCGTGGCAGCGGCACGCCGTTGAACGTCACTACGGGAAACAGTTCGGGTTACAACTATTCGTCCGGGCGTCTTGACCACGTTCCATACCACCGTGAAAAGCGGATCGACCGTTTCGATTTCCGCAACGTCGTTCTCGATCCAACTTTCATCGCTTGGGAAGAGGAAGCCAGAATAGTCGGCGAGATCGAAGCCGACTTGCCGGCGATCGACGAATGGGCTTGGGAGTGGAACTACGACGGCTTTGAGGGCATCGACGCCGAAAAGGATGCGAAGACTGACGACGTTCGTCTGCGGAATGGCTCGACGAACTTTGCCGAAGTGGAGTCCGAGTACGGCCGCGATTGGCGCAAGCAACTGAAGCAGCTTGTGAAGGAAGTCAAAGCATACGCGGCTGAAGGGCTGGTTCACCCGTTCGTCGCCGCTTCGAAGCCGCCCGTCGCGCCGGTGAAAGACGAACTGCCGCCCGACGACGAGGAGGACGACGAAGAGGAAACCGACGAAGCCGAGAACCGCATTGTCAACCGCCTCAATCCAAGCGTAAACGGGCACAGCCCGAACGGGGTTCATCATGGGTGAACTCCTGACTCTGCCGATCTTCGCGCGAATCGACGAATACGCAGGCGCGTGGCTGATTGACGCCGACATACTGTCCGCTTACTTCGCGGCAATCAAAATCGAAGGCATCAAAGCGCATTTCGCCGCGCAGTCGGAACCGCTTGCCGTTGTTGAGAAGCAAGAGGCTAGCGGCAAAAAGATTTCAATCATTCATCTAAACGGCTTGCTCATGAAGGGCCGTTCGTCGATGGGTGGAACTTCGACCATTGAAGCGCGTCGCGAGATCCGCAACGCCGCAAACGATCCTGATACTGATGCGATCTTGCTGGCCATCGACTCCCCAGGCGGAACCGTGGCGGGGACGTGGGAACTGGCGGACGACATTCGCGCGGCCGGCAAAGCGAAGCCAGTTTGGTCACACGTTTCCGGACTGGGCGCGAGTGCCGCTTATTGGGCCGCGAGCCAGACGGCGCGCATTACCGCGAATTCGCCAACAGACCAGATCGGCAGTATTGGCACGGTCCAAGTGATTTATGACCGTAGCGGCGAAGCCGAACAGCAGGGGATTAAGGTTCTCAGGTTTGCAACCGGACCGTTGAAGGGACTTGGCATTCCCGGAACGAAAGTAACTGACGAGCAGGCCGCGCACGTCCAGCAGATTATCGATTCGGTTCAAGTGTATTTCGACAGTGCCGTCCGCAAGGGCCGCAATCTGACGGCTGCCGAACTCAACGCGGTTCGACATGGCGGTGTGTTCACGGCCACGGAGGCGGTCAACGCCAAACTCATCGACGGTATCCAGCCGCTGTCGAAGTCGATCAACGATCTTGCCCGTTCGCTTTCGAGCGGCGGGAAACAACGCGCGGAACTCGTTGCCGCGCTTCCCATGATCCAACACGGCGGCTTGCCGCTACTTGTCCCAGGAGATGCGCAATGATGACCTTCAGCCAATGGCTCGCCGCGAACAAGTACGACGAGGCGGCCCTTACCCCGGAAAACCGGAAGCACCTCGAAGCCGCGTGGAAGGCGGAGATTGCCGCGGCCAACCCGCCGCCGACTCCACCGACTCCGAAGCCGCCCGAAACAGTGAACGACAAGCTCTCGGCCTTCGAGGTTGAAGCGACGCGCAAGGAGTTTATCACTCAGACCTGCGAGCAGTGGTGTAAGGACAATCCTTACGCCTCGACAGAGAAGCTCCGCCAGTTGCGCGAGTTGCAACAACTGGCCCTCGATGATCAGAAGATGACGGCGAGCGATTTCCGCTACCAGATGTTGCGCTTCGACCGGACCGTTGGCATGATGGTTACGACGCCGCGCGAAGAGCAACTGAGCAGCGAAGTCGTCGAGGCAGCGCTTTGCCAAACGCACGGCCTGAAGAACGCGGAACAGCGATTCTCTGTTCCGACGCTGGAAGCCGCTCGCAGGCGGTTCCGTGGCGGGCTTACGCTCGTCGGCATGGTTGCTCTGGCCGCGCGTCAGAACGGCTACCGCGGCGACATTGCCGGGGCCGGCAACCTGCTTCCAATGTGGCAAGCAGCAATCGGCCATCGCTACGGCGGCCACGGCCCAATGGCAGCAGGTGAGCACGGCGGGGGCGGCGGGCTCTCGACAATCACCGTGCCCGGCATCCTGTCGAACTCCGCGAACAAGTTCCTGATGGAACAGTTCCTGGGCGGCGAACAATCATGGCGGCGGATTGCCAAGATTCGCACGGCGAACGACTTCAAAGCGATGACGTTCTACCGGATGACCGGTGCCAACAAGTTCATTAAGATCCCGCCAGGCGGCGAGATTCAACACGGCACGCTAACTGAACTCAGCCACACGTTGCAGGTCGATACTTACGGCCTGCAACTCGGCATCGGGCGGACTGATTTCATCAACGACGATCTCGGCGCTTTCACGGGGCGCGCTGGTGAACTCGGGCGCGGCGGCATCGATTCGTTGAACGAAGTCTTCTACACGGAGATGCTCGACGACGCCTCGTTCTTCACGACAGGCAATCTGAATTACGACGATGGCGCGGTCGATTCGGTCCTCTCGCTGGCCGGCTTGGAAAACGCCGATTCGATCTTCGCATCGCAGACCAAACCGGACGGCACGCCGTTCGGCAAGACTCCGAAAGTCCTGATAGTTCCGCGCGGTCTTCGCGCCCGCGCCTCGACGCTGGTCAAAGCAACCGGCCTTGTCGGGCAAGGCGCTGATGCCGCAGTCGTTCCCGATGACAATCCGTGGTCTGGTATGTTCGAAGTCGTCGATTCGGTTTACCTGCAATCGACGGCCATGACCGGCTACTCGACGACCGCATGGTATCTCGCCTGCGATCCCAACGACGTGTCGTTCATCGAAATCGCGTTCCTGTTCGGCCGCGATACGCCGATCATCGAAGAGTCCGAACTCGAGTGGAACCGCCTCGGCATGTCGATGCGTGCCTATTGGGACTGGGGCTGCAACAAATCCGAGTACAGGGCGGCAATTAAGCTCAAGGGGGCAGCTTGATCTGACGATTCGCCCTCTTTCAACCACCAAACTCATCGCCCTTTCGAGGCTACTAAATGTCAACGGTCATTCTCGACAGAGACCACGAAGGCAAGAAGGCTGGCGAGACAATCAGCGTCCCGTTCGGCAAGGGCAAAGAGATGCTCGCGGCCGGCATCGCGCATCGACCCGCCGGAACTCCTTCGCCGCAGTCATCGGGCAAAGAGATCCGGGCCGCGAATGACCAAATCGAGAAGGTCAAAGCCGATGCCGTCGCCGCGCTGAAGAGGCAGGACGCGGAACACAAGGCGGAAATCGCCAAGCTGAAAGCGGACGCGAAAGAAGCCTTCGACATGGCGGACAAGGCGACGGCGGAGAACTCTGAACTGAAGAAACAGATTGCCGATCTGCAAAAGCAGTTGGCGGCGAAACCGCACGGCGGGAAGTAAGCGGACAATCGCCCAATTGAATCAAACAGCGACCACACGGCTTTAAGGGGAATTCACATGCCACAAGCTCAACATCTTCGCGGCCAATCGAAGCAGCAGTATTTCACGCCGGTTGCCGCGTGCAGTAATGGCGATCTGGTGAAACTCCCAGACGGGAAAGCCGGAGTCGCGGCAACCGACATCGCCGCCGGTGTGCAAGGCGCGTTTTGGGTGGACGGCGTTTACAAAGTCACCAAACACACGGCAGGCGCTTTGCTGCTCGGTGGCGATGTGTTTTGGGACGTGTCAGCTTCTCATGCGCAGCACGCGCCGGACTTGGCGTCAACCGATTACCGAATCGGCATCACCGTCGATCAGGACGAACCAGCGGCAGATACGACAGTTAACGTCGATCTGAACGAACACACGGTTTACAACATCGAACTTGGTGGACCGGACGGCGGCGACTGGATTGCGGAAGAACTGGCGGCCGGCGTTGCCGGTTCGGTCAACGCCATCCCCGGCGGCGCTTCGATCGTCATCACCGCCGACAACGAAGTCCAATCGAACTGCCTGCGCAGCGTTCGAACCGTTCTCGTTTCCTCAAAGCCAATCTTCGAATGCCGCATGCGCCGCTCCGCGACAACCGACGCCGCAAATGATGTTGACTTCGGCCTGGCGACTGGCGGCCATGCATCCGACTTTGAAACCGTCGCCGATTTCGCCGCGTTCCACATGGACGGCGACGATCTGAACATCGACACGCATTCCGACGATGGCACAACCGACCGCGCCCCCGCAGATTCGACAATCGATCACGTCGAAGCCACGTTCGCGGAATACTGGATCGACGCCCGGGACGATACGAACGTGAAGTTTTACGTCGATGGCGTTTTGGTCGATACGTCCGCGACGAAGCGCATTCTGACGGCAGCCTTGGCGCGGGCAGTGGCGGCCGTGGTGATGATCGAAAAGACCACCGGAACTTCAGTAGGCGGTTGCCAGATCCAGAAGCTGCGCGTTCGCTGCACTTCGGTCGAGTAACCCGATATAACCCTCGTTGCAACACTCCGGACTGCCCATCCGGAGATGGCATTCAAGATCAATCCAACGTGGAGCGAGCTATGGACCTGTTTTTCTTTATCGTCGCGGTCGTTGGATTGCTGATCGTGCTCAAGTCTGTTGAGGTCACGTATGCGGCGACGGCAACTGTTGTCGAGACGCTGCCGAATAACACCGGCTCAGCATCGGACGCACGCCGAAAAGTCACTCACGACGCCTACAACGAAACGGCTACGCTCAACTCCGGCTCGACGCCACCGGCTACGCTGGTTGCCGAGTTTCTGTTGACACTCACAGCGGGCGCGGCATCGGTCGATCTTCGCGCCCTGACGGGAACCAACGGGGCCAGCGTGGACGGCAACGGCCTGAAGGTTCAGGTCCTGCGCGTGAAGAACTTGGGCGCGAACATCTTGACAATCGTGCCGGGCGCTTCGAACGGCATCGACCTGCTTGGCGGATCATCATCGCTCACGATCCCGCCGGGCGGCCATGTCATGATGTTTTTCAACGACGGCGCGCCCGACATTGCCGCCGCAGACAAGACGCTCGATTGCACAGGGACCGCCTCTCAGACATCGGAATGGTCGATTGTGATGGGGTAAGTGATGAGTCTTGGAAGCCGAGCCAAAGCGTTCCTCAGTCGGGCGATGAAAGACACATACCCGGCAGAGATCACCTACACGCGAAACGCAAGCGCCGTCACGCTTACCGCTTCGGTCGGACGAACGGTCTTCGCTTCGCAGTTGGACGGCAAGGCCCGCGTCGAGTTTGGCGAGATTGATCTGATCATCGATTCCGCCGACTTGGTTCTCGATGGAATACAGACAACGCCGGAACGTGGCGACCGGGTTTCCATCACGCTCGACGGCACAGCGATGACGCTGGAACTGATGGTCCCGCAAACCCGCGAACCGGCGTGGCGCTACAGCGATCCGGAGCGCAAGCGGATTCGATTGCACCTGAAGCGAGTGGCCTGAGATGAGTCTTGCCAAGATCATCGCGCTGTGTGACCAGGTGGCGGCGCTCATCAAGGCCGAATGGGAGCCGAGCGAACCAAGCACTGTCGAGCGGGTCTATCAGGCGCCGATCGCTCCGAGCGAGTTGGACAAACTGGTCGGCCGCAAGGTGTTTGTCTTTCCGAGTCGCAAACTGAGTCTCGGGGTGGCAGATCGCGGATCGGATCGGTTCAACTGGTCTGTCGGTGTGCTCGCGGTGGAACGCTACGTTGACGCCGGAGCGCTTGCTTCCAAGCAATGGCTCGACGAGCGAACGGACTGGATGGAATCGGTAGTTGAATACGCCGTAGACTTCGACGGCCGCGATAACAACTATCTGGAGTTCGACGGCCGGCAACTTTGGACGCTGGGCATCGAGACTGAAATCTACGACGTGGACTACCTCGACGAAGCCAAAATGTTCTGGTCAACAATGGAAGTGGTTTACGACGAAATTGCGGAGGTTCCCTGATGAGCGCCAAAGTAGCAATCAAGGCCAAGGTCTATCGCAATTCGTCTGAGTTCTCGACGCCGGATTGGGAAGAGAACAAGCGCGTTGCCGATGCAACCTACACTGAGACGCCCGACGAAGGCAGCGCCGACGATCGCGGCCAGC